ACGCGCAGCGCCAACCCAAACCCTGTCTGGGTGATCTTCAGCGCCGGATTGGATGAGTTGGAGTCAATAACGACGTTTCCCGAAAGCACGGGAGAGACGCCCGAAATCGGCGCGGAAATGTAATCTACTGTCCAGATTTCCACGTCGTTAACGTCGGCAAGCTTAAACTTATAAATGCTCGCGCCGAGCCATATCGGAGCTTCGCCGCGCGCGTTCAGGATAACCGGATTCGGGTTGACGGATGCGCCGGTATTGTCCGTATAAGTGGCTAGAGGCGTCGTCGTGCCGGCCTCATAAGTATAGACTTTCCCGCCCACCAAAGGCTCGCCATTGATGTCGAAGAACTGCATCTTGGGGGCTGGTGTAAGGACCGCCATTATTCACCTATGTTACATGATACGGTCATAAGGACCGAGGGGATACCGGGATATGGCGGCGCTGCCGCTTCAGCCAGTATTTCTATGTTAGGATTACTTCCAGACCACATGAGTTCAAAATAATCCCCAGTGTTCATTCTTAGCACAAAATTCCACGCGGCAACATAAGCGTCGTTATTGCCCTGCATGGTGATTTTGGTGGCGGAATCAGGGACGTCCGTGCCGTTAATTCGCGCCCATATATAGACAAATTTAGTCGCCGGATTTCGGCTAATTAATTGTAAAGAAAACTGAAAGTTATACGCGCCCGGCCTATCCACATACAGCCTGGACGTTGGCGTTCCGACATACACGCCTGCTGAGATGTCCGTGGCGCTGTAAGTGATAGTCTGCGCGACGTTGGCCGCGACGAGCGGTTGGGACACGCTGCTATGGAACGCGCCAAATCTTAGCGACCCGCTTCCGAGGATCGCAAAGATATTGTAGAGGAACCGATACCACTCACGCGAGATAAGTTCCGTAAACGTGATCGGAACACGCGAGGCGGGGATTTGCGTCGTGTTCTCACGCATTGGTCGGGCTCAAGATTAGCTCCGCGCCAACAATCGCTATCTTGACCGGGTCTGTGCCAGACACCTCATATACGCGGTCACGTATCTTTTGAGTCATGCCCAGCCGCCGCCAGATAACGCGCTTGCCGTATTGGCCAGCTTGGCCCATCGACTTCCAGTGTTCATTCGACCATGTATGGCCACCATCATCGGACCAACGCAACATAACCTGCGGATCTGACCCCTGTCCAACCGCAAGACCTATACCTGACTCACAGTCTAGCTGAAGGCTGTGCTGCGCCGTGCGTTTCAGATCGTTTTGCCCGGTAGGAAGCGCTCGCCATGAGCGAAGCCATTTCTGGATCGTGTTAGCCTCGACGTATACGTTCATGTCGTAAGCGTAAAGAACGCCCGCGACATAATCGCCGATAACGATTTCATTGTTAAAATTCATCTGACACTGGCCACGATGGCGCGTAAACTGATTGTTCTCCCATCCAGCCCGCTCATGCCAGACACCGGTCGCCACGTCATACACCCACGTCGTGTTCGCCGTAGGGAAGTTCAGCACATAAAATGCGTGGCCGTCCTGCTGGTATGTATACGCTACCGCATCTTCCAGCGTCGTATATTGCTGTATCTGCCACTCGACGGCGTGCGTCGATACGCGCTCGCCGGTATAGCCTTTGGAGCGGTAAACAATACCATTGCCGCGCGCGTCTTTTCCTAGCCAGAACAGAGCGTTATCCAGCTTGGCGACAGAATAGGGGGCCTGACAGCCAATCTCGTTAAATGCGCCCTGAATACGCGCAAGCGGAAAGTCAGGAAGCCCCGCATTATACCAGACTTCGACTGAAGTCTGGCCGAACAGCCAGACCTCGCGGTGATCGACAATCAGCGTGACAAGATTGTCAGGAGAGCCCTCGGCGCTGGCGAAGTCTAACGGCTCTACGGACGAGCCGTCATAAAGCGCCGTAACCCAAAATTTCTGGCTGTTGGGCTCGTTAAACACAAAATACCCGTCGATAAATCCTACGCCGACAGCGCCGGCAAAATCCGGGTCCGTGATCTGAGCGAATACATCCGTGCTGGCGTTATAAATATAGCCGGTCGCGCCGTCAGCAATAAATAGCTGCGTGCCGTTATCGACCATATTGACCGGATTTATGCCGGGGACACCACCCTTATCCACGAAATTCCAGTCGGAGTCGATTTGATAAAAGCGCGTCCCGGCTACCGCATAAGCGTAGTCGCCGAATGTCCACAGCCCCCGAACAGGGCCAGTCGGAAATTGCAAAAGTTCCCGAAGCCCCGGCGCGCGCTGAAGATATGCGGGCTGTTTTCCGCCATCGGGTACGATTTCGGGAAAAAGATTCACCATCCTGTTATCCGCAGCGTTGACGCTGCGGGCGACGTAGCTGGAACCAAGGATGGGCGTCTGCATCAGAAATTACCCGCGTAAATGTTATATCGTTGGCGCGTGCCAACGATGCTGTAAGGCAGCGCCATAATATCATCAGGATTATTGATACGCTTCAGATTGCGCTTGCTATACATGGCGATGCGCTGCACCTGCGCAGACGGCTCGACGCCGAACTCCGGGGCAAGCTCACAGGCCAGATTGTAGCGCATGGCCCTGAGATAGCCCGGCGGAAACGCGAGCGTCGTGCCAAGATTCGCCGGTTTGGTAAGTTCGTTGACTGAAATGAAATGCCATTCCAAAAGCCGCAGCGGCTTCGGGTATACATACATCTCAACATCAGGATAAGTATTGTTGACAAAGATGACCTGTGGATAGGTGCTGGTCACCGTCTTGACGGCTATGCCGTTATACTGCTGCTGATTAATGAACTTGATGCCGTAAGAGACATTGGTCTGCGGATCGCGAAAATAGGTCGAGTCATCCAGCAGGACAGGGCGGTTGCCGACGAAATCTCCCGACGGCCCGAGCGTGCGGAACAGCTCCCCAGACGGCCAATTAAACACCTGATCTTGCGTGGAAAACACCGCCAGACGCTCGGTATTCCAGCTATCGACCATCTGCTGGAACGCAATAAGAGCATCGTTGGCGGTTTCGGCGGACGGTGTTTCGCCCTCTGCCAGAACGCCAAGAAGTCGAAGAGAGCCGTTTATGAGATGAGCGACGGAAGATGTATTGGTATTGGATGTAGATGGGACGACGACAGGCACATTTAGCGCTGCGTTAAACAGCGCAATCATTTGACCGTCTGTCCAGCCCTGCGACGATTGCGTCAGAACAGCAATAGGATCGCCCGAAGTGATGTATTCAGCGGCCCAGAACTCAATCCAGTCGTCCGTATTGGCGTCCGCCGGCACGGCCTGAAACAACAAATTCATGTCGCCTAGCTGAGCCAGAGCGGTGAAATACTGTTGTCGCGTCACGGTTGTCATACGGGCACCTGCACAGCGGCGTCAAAAAGGGTCAGCATTTGCGCGGACGTATAGCCCAACGTCAGTTGAGTCTGAACATACAACGGATCGCCGACCTGCACCAGTTTGGCCGAGTTAAACTCTATCCAGTCGGGATAATTTGCGTCAGCCGATATGCCTTGATAGACGGCGTTCATTTCAGACACATCCGCTAGGGCAGTAAAGAATTGTTGTCTGGTGACGGTGGTTATCATCGCCACCCTTTCTCACGGCACAGAGAGATATAGTCGGCTACGCTCATATAGCCAGCTCCACAAAGAGCGCGGGCCATTTCGTGAGTCATATCAGTAACCCATGCACTTGAACTGAATAACGTCAGTCGCGCCAGTCGTCGCGTTAAACGTAAACGTCGCGCCGGTCGTTGTCGTCGCAGTCTGAACCAAATTTAGCGCGCCATTTGTTCTGTCGGCCGCGTCGCAGACATATCCAGTCGTGACTGCGGGCATATCAGTCAGAGCCAGAGTGTTCGTGCTGGCGCAAACCGCCGTCAACGTCACGGTTCCGGCAATAGCGCCGCCGGCCACGGTGCCCGCCGCGCAAGTGCCGCCAGAACCCGTCGCGGTTGGTTTTGTTCCTTTAGATACAATAGCGGCCCCCGCAAAAATATTGTAGTCTACTGTAAGATTTGTATTGTGCGCATGGAGCCCATCGCCAACCGCATATATCTCTGCATCGACGGTGTGCAACGAATTTATCCATTGCACAGATTGCCCGCGCGCGAGCTTGGCAAAAATACCGTTGCCGCCATTACCTTTAGCCGGATTAAAAGCATTTACGTTAGCGAGAATACCAAACTCAGCTTTTTTATACGTTGGGACTGCTGTTTGATCTCCAAGATATAAAAATCCGGTGACAGGGTTAACGCCCGACCCCGCCCATCCCGCCGTAATCCCGAGC